TATTGCAGTAAAAACTTCTTGTGCATATTCTGCTTCTGTATATACTCGTCCATCTTTTTGCTTTCTACCTACAAATGTTCCGTCTTCATTGTATTCTCCGTAAGTTCCTTTTAACCTACTTAATATATTATTTACAGTGCCTTCAGATATTCCTTTACCAGACTGTTCTTGTAAATAATTGTTTAAATCTTTGCTAATGTTTATTATTTCTGCATCAGTAAAAGTACGATCTAAAACGGCATGCAATACTTCATGCGGCATAGCTGCAGACAATACATCTAATTTTGATTCAAACTGTGCTTGAGTACCACGAGTTCTTATTAACTTTTTATTTAAAAATATAAGCTGTTTACTTCCTTCAGTATATGGTGTTACAAAAGCAGGAGCATTTGAATTATTTACCGCTTCTTGCAGCTCTGGAGATATATCATCAGTAAATTTAAAATTACCATTTTCGTCACTTTCTACAAGTGTTACATCATCAGCAACACCTAATGATTTTAAAAAGCTTAATCCATTTTTAATACCTTTTTCGTAATTTTTTATATAATCATTGAAAGTAAGAACTCCACTTTCACTGAGTTCTCCTGTTGAACTTAGCTTACTTATTTCTTGATCAATGTCACCTAGCTTGTTGCTTTTTGTATTTTGATCAGTAATCATTTTTCTTGTATGCAATAAGTCAGCAAGCCTAGCTCTATTTTTATTATTTGCTTTATTGCCTAATTTAGCATTTGCTTCATCAAGAAATTGAGAATTTTCTAATATTTGATTTCCAACTTCTTCACTAATAAATTTTTTCTTTTTTAATCTATCTACAAATTTGATAACCTGTTTACCATCATAGTTACCGTTAACCATGTTATCTAAATTAGTAAGATTTTTTGCTAATTTTACTGAAAATCCTTTTGTTGAATTTTTGTACATTTCAAAAGCAACATTATGATAAGTACCTCCAATGCCACCAATAGCTTCATTAAACCCCTCTGTAAAACTTAAATCTTCACCAGCAGTTTGTTGTGCTACCATTTCTCCACTAAATTCAAACCCAGGCTGCACTATAAGTTGTGACCCTAATGCTCTTGTAAATTGTTCACCACCGGTTGCCAAAGGTTTTACCATCATACCCGCCGCTTTAGCACTCATAAAGTTTGCAATCGCTATAGGTATACCTCTTTTAATTCCTTTTTCTCTTGCTTGACTTTGTATTTCAGGATTCATTAAAGCTTTTTCTACTGTTTCGGCATTGGTTATATCTATTTGATTTTCTTGCATAACATCTAAATATGCGTTTCCATATTCCATACCAAAACCAGCAATCGCTGTCCATGCTTGCAATGCCTTAGCTGCTGTTGGTGCACCCCCTATAGCTGCACCACCACCTACAATTGGAAAAAATATTTTTGAACCACTTCTTATTAATTGGCTCATTGAATTTCCAAATAAAGCTGTAGAAATTTCAAATGGATTTTGACCTAATAATTTTAATTGTTCCGCAACAGAGTCAGCATTTAAGTATTGTTCGTATACTCTAGAATTTAATATACCTTGTTGGTATGCTTTTTCTGTGGCTATTAATTTTGCAACTTCTGCGGCATCTTCAGGGTTATCCATGTCAACGCCACCGTAAAGTTCTGACATAATAGTAGAATTGATTTTACCACTACTCCAGCCGCTTTTTATATTATTTAAAAAATTCTTATATTGATCTGTATACTCACCCCTAGTTCTTTGCACATCATCAAAGTTAAGCAACATTGTTGAAATTTCATTTAAATCGTTTAAATTTTTAGAACGTTGATATAGTGCACTGTGCTTAGTAGAAAAATCATTTAAAGGTTTTGCATTATTAACAATAGTGTTTAGCGCATCTATTTTTGAATTTAATAAATCATTTTCTTCTTTACTTTTTGGTTTATATTTTTCTAATTTACTAATATCACTGCCAATAATTTGTTCAATTTCTTTTGTTGCATTATCTATTTGACTGTTAAATTCATTAACTTTTAATTCAAAATTTTTATTATTAAATTCTAAATCATATGCTTGTTCCCATTCTTGCTGTAGTTTTTTCTGCTCTTGTTCAATTACAGGAATTTCTTTTTCAATTTCAGCTCCTGCTTTATTTTTAATCTCAGCATAAAATAAATTTAAATCACCCTCTGCTTTTAAAAAATCAGGGTTAGTAGTTATATTTGAATAGTCTTTATTTTCCTTTTTAAATTTTTCTAATTCTGATTTTAAAATATCTCTTTTTGCAAAGCCATTTTGATCAAAATATTCAGGATATTTTTTTATTTCTTCTTCAGTGCCTTGATATGACCTTTGCATAATACCTGGCGCTAAAAGTTTTATTGTTAATGGAATTGGCACACTACCAGGTTGTTGATACCTTGTTGTTTTAAATTGAAGTTGTTCAATAAAATTAATTCTTTCTTGATTATTTTTACTTTTATTTTTAAGGTTTTTTATGTCTTTATAATTAAACCCTCGGCTAGCATACCAATGATCAGCAAATAATTCTTCAGTTTGATCTTCGTCATACATTTCGCCAGAGCTTCCTTTAAATTGAACTTTGCCATCAACTCCAGATTCTATCATTGATTTTTTCAATTTTTGAAATTCTTTAAGATCAAATTCTTCAAGCTTTTTAGGTGAAGCATAACCTACAGCGTCTTTTTTATTTGCTTTAACAAATTCTTCTAATTCATCAAAACTATTTCCCCCTCTGAATAAATCTCTTTTGTTAATTTTAAATGTTTTTGTTACAGGATTTTCAGCGTCAGTTGTAGATACTTTTACAAAATCACCTATACCAGTTTCTTCAAAAACAAAACCATATTTGCCAAATCTTTTCATTAATTCTGGCTGTACTTTTTCTTCCGTAAAGTCTTGAAAACTAACGGCATTTGATTTTCTAGTTCTTATATTTTCAAAGTATTTAAAATCTTCTTGTTCTTGAGGGGTAAATTTACTTGCACCTCCAGTTAAAATATTAGCTCTGCTTGGCGCTGATACCGATGAACCAGGATCCAATTTGGAATCCGTACTGCTTAGGTTTTCTAACCCTACACTCGCAGTCTCCTGTACAGGGTCGTTTGACTTTCCCAGTTTAAACTGAGTTTTAAACGAATCAAAATCTTTTGTATATAAACCATCTTGCGATAGTTTATTATGCAATTTTTGAGCCGCTTCATCTTCTTCAAATTGTTTTAAAAAATCATCATAGGATTTTGTATATAATTTATCAGAAAATAAATTATTATATAAAATTTTTGGATCTGCCATATTGTTTAATTTAAATCGTCGTAAGCGCCGCCAGTATTAGCTGGAGTATTTTTACCTGTAATTTCATTCCATAGTGGGCCAGTTGCATTTGCTTCATTTTTTTGGGCCCATTCTTGTAACCATTTTTTACCTGACTTTGTTCTGTTTAATTCGTTAAACCATTGTCTGTATCTTGCATCTTTAAATTTGCCTTTATCAGCTAATTCTTTTGCCCTTATTATAATTTCGTCATTTGCTTTAACTTCATAATTTCTAGGATCTTTAGCTTCAGCTCCAAAGTTTATTAACAACTTTTTATAATCAGAAGGACTATAAGCACTAAATGTAACTTTTTTAGCGTCAGTATCTGCTAAAAATTTAACATTTGCTATAGGTACATCTGGGTTATATCCAGGATCGCCTTTCTTTAATGTTACCTTATAGCTTTTTGGATCACCAGCATAAATAGTTATATTGCCATCGTAGTCAACGTTCACATCGGTAATTGATGTTTTTTCACCACCATCAAACTCGTATTTTTTGTTTTTAAATATACCTTTTAGTTCTTCAGCGCCTTGATTTACTTTCATATTGTCAACTTCAAAACCTAAATCAATAACATTAGTAAGATTATTTAAACTTCTATTTAAATCATTTTTTTGAACATTATAATATCGGTTTTCATCATAAATACCTTTTTTCTGAAACTCTGAAAGACCTCCCGTTTCTTGTTGTTCTTTTGGTTTATTAAATTTATCTAATACACCATTATTTTTTATAGATTGTATTTGATAATTTCTAGTTAGTTTATGTTTAGCCACTAAACTAGCTCCATAAATTTTATCGTATTTATCTTCATTTATTTTTAATGGGCCGTCTAATCCAACAATTCTATCATTTTTTAAACCTCCTACTCCAACTTTCATAGCTTTATCCATTATTCTATCAATTTGATCATCGCTTAATCCATGATCATCACCAAACGCGGTTTTAAACGCAGCTAATTTTTCACCTGGGCTTGCTTTAACTATATTGTTATAAAAATTATTTACTCCAGTAATATCTGGTATTTTTGAAAAATCATACGTCCCATCTTCATTTTTTATTTTTAGATCGCCATTGTCATCCAAATAACCTTCTAGGCCGTTTGTTCTATCAATTGCTGTTTTTATTTGTCCCTCAGCTTCAAAATATTCTTCATCATCATCATACGATGCTTTGGTAAATTTTTGGTTTAATATATTATTAACTTCTGCTGTTATAGATCCATCACCTTCTTTTTGTGTATACGCTTTATCCCAAGCATTATTTATTTCAGTTCTAGCAGCTCTAGTGTCAGTATTCATTGCTAAATTCATTTCATTAGAGCTTATAACTTCACCAGTTGGGTTTCCCTTTGCGTCTAATACTTCAAAAGATGATTCAAATCCCTTACCTTTAACAAGTTTAAAATTAGTTTTTAATCTACCTTCTTGTTGTAAACTTTTATAATATAATTGTTTTTCCTGTCCCTCGCCACCTAAATCTAAATCTTCTGATGGTATAGTTTCAACATCCCCTGCTACAACACTTAATGCTTTAATTGCAGCATACTCTGATTTAAAACTATTAGTATAATTTTTCATTTGTACGCCTTCTATTCTATTTTCTTCACGAGGCGTAAACAAACCTTTTAGACCTTTTTGTCTTTCTCCTTTTTCAAAAGCAAATTCATAAAATTCATTTAGAGTACCTTGCATTGTTTCCGCAGTCATTTTAGCATTGCCTACAAGTGTTTCTAAATGTGCCTCTAGTTTAGCTCCTTCTTCATATACACCTTCTTTATATTCATCTCTAGCTTCTTGTCTTTCTTGAAAAATTTTTTCTCCTTGAGCTAAGCCTCTTTGAAACGCTTGATCAAATGCTTTTGTGCCTGCAGTATAGTCTACTGAGAAAAATTTTGGATTTTCGTATGCTCCCATATTTATTATTTTATTAACCTGTGTCTTTTGACCCTATAATACCTCCTGCTAAAGCGCCGAACGCACCACCTAATGCTTGGCCAAACATTTGATTTCCTTGGTTAGCATATTGAGAAGCTTGATTTGCAGCGTTTTGCTGTTTTGCAGCTAATCTATTTAATAATTGATTGTCTCTTCTTTCTTGCGCGCCAAATTTAAACACAGCACCTTGTGCTCTTGCTTGTTGCACTCTTCCCTCTTCTCTTAATTGCAGTTGTTGCATTTGTTGTTCACCTTGTGCTCTTAGCCTAGTATTAGTTGCTTCTTGCTTTTGTATATCTGCAGCAATATTTGCTTTACTCCTCGATGCTGCTTGAGCTAATGCCGTAGCACCTCCAGCTCCAGCTCCCGTTGCTCTTAATGTATCTAGTGTAGTTGCTAATGATATATCCTGTTCTTGTGCTCTCATTTCAGCTGCAGCAGTTGCAACTTGCAAGTTTTCAAATGGATTACTAATCATATTACTAAGATTTTTAATATTAGCATATGGATCTATTACAGCTTGTCTATTTGCTTCAACATTTGATATTCTACGTTCTAAAGCAGCAGATTCTTTTCTTGCTCTTCTCGCCGCTCTTCTAGCTCGACCTGCACCAAATAAGCCACTTATTAGTGATGCCCCGCCGGAAATTGCCATTGTAATTGGGTCCATATTTATTATTTTGATGATTGCGCAACTTCACTTGAAACTGCAAATAATTCTTGTTTACTGTTTTCTGTTGTATTTAATGTAACATCCATATACATACCCTTAATCCCTGAGATATGTTCATGACCAAATAAAATTTCATTTTCACCTGGTGCGCTAGATTTATTTTGCAATATAGAGAAATATTTATTTTCTTTTTTACTAAACATAGATGGTAAAATACTTATTAAATCATTGTTATTATCATAACCATAATCGTACTGATATTTTGATATATTCTCTGCTGTGTCAGATGAATTATTATTATCAGCATCTGTTTTTATATTATTAGCATACCAACCGCTAGTTCCTTCATACCCTAATGTTTTAAAGTTTTTAACTGTTGAAGCATCTGTATTTACAATTAAAGAAATTGTTGAAGCATTTGAAGATAAACCATAAAATGTATTATAGCTACCAGATGTACTATGATGCTCATATATATTACTTTGATAAAAAGTATAAAATGTATTATTTAAAGTAAACCCAGCTTCTGGATAATATGTATAAAAACTTGTCCAGCCTCTAGAGTTCTCATCATAAGCAATTGTTTTTGCTGAATCTTTTAAATGTAATATATATTGGTCTTTTACATTATCATATAACCCAACTAGCTTTGTATTATTTTTAAGATTATCTTTAAAATAATCATGCATACCATAATTTGATATTTCTGTTAATCCGTCTCTTGTTAATCTTAATACAACACCTCTTTTTCTATCTGTAAAATATTTTCTATTTCCTTTAATAGCAAAACTTTCTGGGTTTAAGCTTATACCATATTTGCCTAAATACGTTCTTACCTGCCCAATTACAATATTTGATGCTGTTGACAACGGTTGGCCTTCCGCTGTAAATATAAAATCTTTATTTATACCTGCCGCATTTACTTTATCTTCTTGCAATATAAATAGCTCACGATCTTCAGCATGAAGTTTTTGTATTGATCCATCTGTAATATCAACTGCTTTTGTAATATTTGCACCAATAGGAAATTGATTTAATTCATTAACACCAGTTTTTGAATTATAAATACCAGAATATATCATGGCATTTTTTCTATTTATTACAGTATAATCGTCATTTACAGCATACGCACGGACGCCTTGATCCATTTGGGTATTATTAAATCCACCCTTTATTCTATTTTCTTCTATATGGTATTTATTACTAGCATTACTAGAATAGTCAAAAGACTTTACAAATATAGAGTTAAAATAACCGATTTCTTTAATAGCTGCCATATTATTTTATTATTACATATTTTCTTAATTCTCTAAGGACCAGGGTATCCGCTACAATTGTTGTCTTGGTCAATATATCGAACTTTACCACCAACTACTTCCGTATGTATACCTGTGCCATCTCCCCCTCCAACAATCTGTGTTATAACAGCACCTGAATTAAACGCGGTAGTTAGAGCAGCGTCTGTATATACCTCATCATTATATTGTGGTGTTAATGATGTTGACGTATTTGATGTAGGCCTTTTAATATAAAAGTTTTGACTAGGGGAATTAGAATTTATAACACCACAAATATCAAGTATTGCTCCATATAAATAATTACCCCAAAACCATCCCCCCATTGTAACATCACAAGTTGCGGATGCAGAAGTTAATCCGCCATCATCAGTAACAGTCATTGTAATTCTATATATTTTTCCAACTTCACTTGCTGGAAAATTATGATTATTTGCTGAAACAGCGCCAGTGCTCCCATTTACTGTAAATTTAGAAATTTGTGTGCCACTACTGTCTTCATCATTACCCCCTGGGTCATATGTAACACCAGTTATTGCATATGCACTTGTGCCTGTAAATATATTATCTTGATCAGGGTCTGCGCTACCATTTACCGTTGTATTTAATGGACTAAATACTACTGCTGTTGATCTAAAATGTATATGATTTGCTGTTGCTGGTAAAACTAAAGTAGGTGTTGAATTATTCAAAGTAATTGTAAAATTTTGATATATTGCAGGATTATTTTGATTATCTAATACTTTTATCCTTACGGTATATGTATGTCCAGACGAACCATAATAAAATTCAGCATTAGTTATTCTTAATTGATATATGCTATTGCCTGCGTCGTGAATTCCAAAATGTGTTTCTGATGCTTCTTGCAATGGTGGAGTTGCCCCATCTTCTAATACACTAACAATTGAATATGTCAAACCACTAGGAATAACTGTACCATCTTGATCCAATGTTTGCAAATTAGTACCTACTTGATTAGGCGCTGATAATCCTTCATCAAAACTTGCAGCTGTAGTGGTATTATTAAATTGTATAGTTGTTGGTATTTGGCCACTTGGTGTTCCTCCACCGCCAAATCCATCATTAATTTCATTTTTTAAATCAGAAATTAAACCACAAGTTAAAGTCTCATAATATATATCTAAGGCGCTTTCAAATGGTTTTGTTTCCCATACTGAAAACCCTAATGTTCCAATAAATATTAGCGGTTGCTGAGTTGATATATTAGCTAATGAAACCCCAATATCGCTACCATATCCATCTGGTAATTCAGCTAATAAAGGATTTTTTTTCCAATTATGAAATGGTAAATATGTATTACCTGTTTCTTGCTCTACGCCTGTATATGCAGGATTAATTAATTCTAATCCATGATCAATTGCTTTTCCAATACTTGTTATATCAATTAAAGGGCCATCATCCATTATATATGTTAAGTAACTATTTACTTTAGGATATAAGCTTACATTGGTTGGAAATACAGAATTATCACCAACAGATTCTTCTGTTGTATCTCTAGGTACTTTATTTATATTATCACCATGCAATACTAACCAAGTTCTTTTATCTTCATCGCTGTGATATATACCAGAATGAGCAGCCAACGTATTCACATTTGGCACGCCATCTTTTGCCTCTGGAGCATATACGTTATAATAATCTTGTTCTGTTTGTTTTACAACAATTTTATAAGAATACCACCCAGTTGGATTAGCTGTTGGATTAAGTGGGTCATATAGTACTGAATTACTATTTATATCACTATCCGGTATTGGCTGATTAAATTTTATTTTTAAAACTTCGCCATTCCAGCTATTTGAAACTTCATTAGTATTTTTTGCATTAACCTTTACTATTGAATTATCTATATTATCAGATAAAAATACAGGTGATTGTCTACCATATCTATCCGATAATACAATACCAACTTGATATGTTCTTCTTGTTTTTATTGTATGATATGGATACTGTATATGATATTTTTCGCCAGGTTCTGTGCTGCCTTTATTTTCTAAAAAAATTTCATAATCAAATGAATATGAACTATAAGGTTTATTATGAGGATTTTCTTGATAATTACCATAAACAATTCTGTTACCTATTATTTCTTGTGCTTTAGCTTTAGCAGGTACATTATCATATACTCTAGTAACTTGTGCTTCTGGTAAAGTTTTATAAGGTAAATTACCTTTGTACGTATAATTATATATTTTGTCAGATCCAACACTCGCATCTGTAACACTAAGTTGTGCCATAGCTTTCAATGATGGCTTATCTGATTCTTTATATAATATCTCTATTTTGTCAATTTCAAAATCAGTTGTAGGACTTGCTGAGGGCAGTTCAATTTGTAACCTAACATGTGCAATATCATTAAGAAAACTTTCTAATTCTGTTGTTTTTGCAGCAAGCTCTTCTTGACTAGCTGTTATACCACCCGCGTTATAACTTGTTCCCGCTGAGTCTTCATAATTAGCATTATATGTTTTGGGTATAAAACAATGCTGCGTAAACGGTGATATTAATGAATATTCTCCATCTAAATATTTAAATCTATATGCAAATCTTACAAATTTTTCTTCTAATCGTTCATTTTGGTTTAAAAATGTTAATTCTACAGGGTTTACTCCATCGTATACAATAGTAACATTTTGGTCAACCGTAATTGTTAATCCATCCGAACTCACGCTTTCTACAACACCAATTGCTGTTCCGCTTTCATATATAGTTTGCCCCTCGTGAATATCATTGTTATAATCAGTTAATATTATATCTGTATTTGCTGTAACTGAAGTTGTAGTTTCAGCTATTGTTTTAGCTTTTTGCATACCAGTGTAGTATGTAGAGCCTTGCTGAGTTAAAACTTGGGGAGGGGTATAAGGATAATATTTTGCTACAGATATTTTATCTTCATTATTGTAATAACTTGTATTATTAAGGGCTGTTAATACATTTATTCTTCTTGGCTGATTTAAATTGTCTGTCCAAAATAATAAATTATCAATTAAATTAATTCCTGTAATTAAATAATTTGTATTAAATTTTAAAAAGTTACTTGTATTGTTTATTAAAGATATAGGGGCTGTTGTTGAACCTGCTTCATAATAATAAATATTATCAGTATAATTTCCAGTGCCCTTTACAAAATAAAATACTCTATATTCATTATTACTTGTTCTTTCGCTATCTACGTAATACCCTATAACAGTGCCTTTATTAATATTTGATGAATATGGCAATGCGTTGCCTAAAATATTTTGTACAGTACCAACATCAGAACCTTCAGATTTAGTTATATAAATATTTTGAGCATCCACATATTCTCCGTTTTTTAATAAACGAGCATCTAAGTCTTTATTCATTTTACCTTCTAAAAAGGTATTTTTAAGTTCTGGCATATTGTTATTTAATTATCTTAGCTTTACCTTTCATTACTTGAGTAAGCTCCTCCATTTTTAAATTATACAATCTAATTTTAGCATTTCGCATTGCTGCTCTACGCTCTTTTTTAAATCTATTAACTATATATTCTGGCATATTTGCCTTTGCGCTTGCAATACCAAGCGATATGTGTTTATATAATGCCTCCTCAGCAAACTTATGCACTTTCATTTCATCATCAGTTCCTAAGCCGTCTGATATATATCTTAATGTTATAATTTTATCAGCTATATTACTACTAAAACTAATTTTACCATTTGCTTCATCAATTATAAAGACACCGTTTTCAGTTGTAGTTTCAGGATTTAATCCGTATCTGCCACCATAAACCATTAATCTATCTAAACTGTTATCAGCATTATAATTTACCTCTGTATCATTTGCTGAGCCAGATATTTTAGTAATATCAAAGTTTTTAAATCTATCTTCAATAACCGAACTACCTAATAGTAATTCATCGTTTTGGTCATATAAATATTTATAATCTTCGTCCTGCAGTATAGGTTCAGATGCTTTTGAAGATAATCTTGTCGGCATAATTAATCTTTCAATACCTGCGTCGTCTACAAATGATATTTTAACATAATTAACATAATCTTGCGGCATTGGTATTGATAAACTTGGGCCAACTTCTATTTCTTGTATTTTTTCAACTCTTGCAATATCAAAAGCAAATTCCTGTATACCTCTTTTCGCATGAAACAATACGTCTGTTTTATTTACGCTATTTATTAATTTGCCATCTCCAACATATGCAACCATATAGTTGCTCACGATGTCCGCTAATGTTGTAAATCTATATCTGCCTAATCCACTATCTTTTAATATAACAGTTACTACATCATTTAAATTTGTAGCAGCTATTGTTATTACGCCTGTATCTGCATTATATGTTAAGCCTGAAGTTATTTCAACATTATTAAGTGTAACATTAAATCTTTCAGTGCTTTCAGGTAATGGGTCTAATGTTACTGTAAAATCAGTCTGGCCTTGCGTTGCAATAAAAGTTTGCTTAGACTCGTAATATTGATATGCTGTTTCTTGTAGTAGTCCCATTTATTATGAATTTTCTAGTTGTATTACCTTTTGTTCCTCAGCGTTTGCTACTTGTATTACAGTAGGGTCTTTTATTATTACACCAGCGTGTGCTAATATTTTTATAATTAAATCAACTTGGTCGGATTTATGTATTTCAAAATCATATGACGTGCTTGCTTGATAATTATAAGCATTTGTATCAGTAACCCTTGTAAAGCTCCATTTAGGTTCTTGTGGAACTTTTACATAATCTATCGTAGCAGATGATAAAGTTGATGGTAAAAATTTAATGTTTGTACTAATTGTGTTATCTGCAGAAGTTTCTTGATTTGTAGTATTTGCAGATGATGATTCAATATAGTATACGGGGTAAGATAATGTAGGTGATGTTAATTTTGAAGCATTTATATATGTTAATTCAGATTTTTTAACTTCTTGCAAGTTAATTGTTCTACTTTTTGTAGTTATACCTATAACTCTATATAAATCTGCTGGTAATGTTGATGCTCCAGCTGTTATACTTAATGATGCTTCTTTTGATAAAATATCAATTTTTTCTTTTATGTTTTTTGGCAAGTTACCGTATTCGTCATTAGTTACATAGCTTTTTTTTCTATTCATTGCTTTATTATAATCATAAAAAGCTCTTTCAAGTAAGTCTAACTGCACTTGTGCACCTATTCTATTAAATTGATCCGGCGTCAAATATCCTCTACCTTCTTTATTTAATATTGAAAGTACGGTTCTATATACTGAATTTACTGATATTGCCATATTTTTTTTATATAATGATTAAGCCGCCGAAGCGGCATAACCACTGTAACGACTATTTAAGTTTTTTCTCAATTGTTTGATAAACTTCAACACCTTCATCTGTTTTAAACCAAGCAGCTAAAGCTGAATATGGATTTTCATCAAATGGTACTGTTATAAGTTTTCTATCTGTCGATCCCCAAGTAAATGTTCTTTGATCGCTTGAAAGTTTAATAATGTTATTTTCTACGGCTTTTATACCCATATTTCTAACATTTATGTTTTCGTCATTTGCAAGTTCTAAGAACAGGTTTGGATTGTTTCTAGCAAATAATAGTAGATCTCTTTTAAGCTCCTTAGAAGTCATCTTAGATACCTCATTTCCAATTTCTGACCTCAAAATTGCTTCAGCGTGATCAACATCTAAAGTTCTTGCTGTGTTCAACGCTTCGATTTCTAATTCCAATACATCTAAATCATCTTCTGCGATAGCAACTGGATTGTATTCAATAAATTTGCTACCGTTATGTGGATGATGTGCTAGAAAAATTTGTAATGTTTGTTTTTCTTTTGGAACAAATAATTTACCATCTCTAAATGATATATGGTCTAATCTTTGATCTCCTTTCATTTCATCTACAAATATTGTTTTTTGATTTGCACAATATTTAATTTCTCTTTCGTATCCTTTTTCTTTATCAAACCATAAGATACCTCTTGTTTTGATTTTGTATACAACAGGTGTTTCTCTTATGTTTAATTCGTATAATTTGTCTTTAATTTCCCATTTAGGCGCTTGCACCTCAACAGGCTTTGTTTTTGTTTTTGCCATGATATAATATAATAAAAATGTTAATAAAGGTAAAGATTACCCCCGTAGTTACAACGAGGGTAAAATTTACTTTAAATATTAAGAGTCAAATCTAACAAAGTTGTTAGCAGCTTGAACTACTAAACATCTTTCTGATAGATAGTGTACTTCCATCTTGTCATCACCGATTGTAGATGCACCACCTACTGAACCTGTAATCCAAGTTTTCATTTTTCTATCATCAGCTTCGCTAGCTCTATATCTTACGTGTAAGAAAGGTCTCTTAACGTTTTTACCTAATTGCTGATCGTAAACAGATGTAGTACCTGCTGGGATTAATAATCCGCTTAAACCACCAACTAAACCTCTTGTAGACTTATTATTTAAGTACTTCCAGTCAGTTTTGTAAAAATCATAAGATCCTCTTCTAAATCCTGTAAATCCAAGATTTAATGCCATATCTTCTGAGTTATTAAATACCCCATAAGCAGTACCACCTTGTGCACCTGCTGATAGACCAGCTAATAAATCATCGAATACTAAATTAGCGTCTCTATTTAAGAACAACATGTTTTCTTCAATAGCTCCTTGCTTATCTAGTTCTTTTAATAAGTCATCATACTCGCTTAATGTAGCACCTGAATCAAATTGATTGCTTGCAACAATCCCTCTGTTTCCGATAGCTTGTAATAAACCTTCAGATCCTTCAACACCTACTGTAGATGTACCATCAGCTTTTTCAGCTTCTACTAGTACCATCTCTAAGTAATCTTCAAATCTTTTAGTTGTATCACCTTGCGATTTTAAATACCACAAGTATCCACCTTGTCCAGATTCTCCAGAAACTTCAACCCACCCAATTTGAGCAGCATCAGATCCTTGAATTTCAAAGTGATCTTTAATGATCATTGGTTTGTTAGTGAAAGTTTTGAAGTTTGGCTCTACTGAGTCAGTCATACTTGCACTACCTTTGATAAATTCAGAACCGTAAACAAAGAAAGAAATTGCAACCGCAGTATCACCCGCTGCTAAATTTCCTACGTCTTGTAAATTTGCACCTGCATAAGGCTTAATAGTTAAACCTGTTTCAGAAGCTTCGATACCAGCTGTTACTAAACATTTTACAACTTCAGTACCACCAGCACCTACAACAGAAGCTACAACAGTAGCACCTTTTCTTACAGCGTGCTTGTTGCTTGACCCACCGTCGATGTCAGTGATTGCAGTAATTTCTCCGTTAGTACAGTTAACAGTACCGTTATATGCTAAGTGTAATCTACCTTGCTCCGACCAAATTACTTGATCAGAAGCCATAGGCATTTCAGCACCTATCATTTTAATAAATCCAGATATAGATCTATCTCCATATCTTTCTACTTCAGCCTCATATAGCTCTGGTAAATATTGTTGTGCCCAACCGTTGTTTTGGATGTCTAAGTAGTTTTGCCCATAGACCATCTTTTGCGCAGCTGGTGAAACAATACTTCCTGCTACAGGACCTACAAATGTATTATTGTTTGCCATTTTTAATTAATTTTTTTAGTTTAATAATTTTTCAGTTTTAATTTTAGCCCTGAATTATTATCACCTGAAATAACTCTCACTTTTGTGCCGCCGGCTTCAACAAACCCATCAGCAGTTTTTCTAGGATCCATATTAATGTTCTTAGCTTCTGCCGTCATTTGTTTTATAGTGTCTGCTTTGCCTTGCTCATAAAAGTGATTAGCTATTGCGTCAGGATTAGAAGCAGCAAATAAAGCTTTATGAAAATCACCAGAGTTGGTTAGGAGCGAATCCTGATTAACAAATTTATCAAAGACACTTGATATATTCTGTGTTTTCACTTTGCTTACATCTTTAACATTGAAACGATATTTTTTTTCTCCAACATTGAAATTAAAACCTTTAAAATCATTATTGAAAACTTTATTAGTTTCTTGCTCAAAATGTGATGTTTGCTTCTGCAATAATTCATCGGCTTGTTTTTGCTCTTCAGTATATCGATTGAAAAAGTCAACTGCTTTTTGTTGCTCAGGAGCTAACTTAGAACCCAACTTGACTTCTTTGTAATATGTGTCCTTGAGACCTGTCAAAAAGTTTTTAGCTTTTGCAACCTCTTCCTTAAGAGCTAATTTTTTTCTTTTTATATCTCTATCCTCATCTACTTCTTCGTCATATGAAAAATTATCTTCCATAAGGAATTGTATTTCATCATAACTTAAATGAGGTTTAGTTTGTTTATAGTATTCAGCTAATAATGCATCTTGATCTACATTACTATAATCCGCGTTTAACCTAACATAATCTTCCAGGGTACCACCTGTTTCATTCATGAACTTTACTAAGTCCATCATGTTTTCAGGATATTCTACCTCTGGTTCTTTTGTTTTAGCTTTGATTTCTTCAGCTGGCTCAGTTTTGCTTTCTTCTTGCTCTGCAACCACTGGAGCCTCACCATTACTGGTTTCGTCATTAATTATTTCTTCTAATACTGGTGTTTCTTCTACTTTTTCTTGTTGTACTTCTTGCAATTCCACTTCGGTTTCTTGCCCAGCTTTTTCATTCTCGCTGCTTCCGCGTAACACGCCATTTTCTGTTTCTTGTTCTTGAACGGCATCTGTTTCTGTTTTAGGTTCGCTTAAATTTACTTTGTACATGCCAGACTCCGTGTCATAATTGGAATCTTTCTGCACCGCTTCTTCTTGTTCAGCAATAGACTTTTCTTCAGCATCTATTACTTTTGCTTTAATTTCTGCCATAATAAAATATTATATAATTATTTAAAAATTTATCTTGGTTCAAATTGTTCTAAACCAAACCCACCTAAGTTATCCATACCCGCGGATTCAAACTGTTTAGGTGGTTTACCAGATTTTCTCTGATCTATAAGTTCACTTTGTTGTGAAGCCTGTATTTTTGTTCTTTCGTCTTTTCTATCTTCTTTATACTTCTCTTTATCTTTAATTACATTTGATTCAGCTTCCTTAAGCTTTAAATTTAAATCAAATTCAAATTGCATTAATTCTTTCTTAATTGCTGCTTCTCTTTCTAATTTTGCAATATCAAATTGAGATTGTGCTTGTGCAATTTGTATTTTACTTTCAGCTGTTCCTTGTTGTTTTTGTATTTCAGCTTCTGCTGCTGCTTGAGCTGATTGTGCATTAGATTGTGATTGAGCTTGGATATTTTCTTGTTGTATTTGTCTATCCTGCTCAAACTTTTTACGTCTTCTAATTTTTAGTAATTGATTAGCAAGTTTTAAATTTCTTACTTCTCTTACATCAATAGCATCTTCTAAATTTATTTGCTGTTGTTGAATTGCCATTTGAATATTATTTTCAAGCAATTGTTTTTCTTCTTCGTCTGGTGATAATTCTAAAAATATACCAAAGTCATGTATATGTAACTCTTTTATTTCATTTAAATTACCAACATCAATTTTGCCTAAAGATTGCATAAATTGTTGATGTGTATTTCCATATTCTAATACATCTGATATTCTTAATGAAACAGCTTCAGCAGTTTTCAATGTTAAATATAAACCGCCTTGCAATATATGTCTTGTAGCTGTATTACTATTAGCTGCTGCTATTTTTTGTAAACCAACTAATGCATTTCTATCAGGCGTGCTTCCGTCTCTTGCTTCATTTAATCCTGTCACATCTCGCATCATTTGTAAATAATAATTATACGATTGAATTAAACTTGCAATTTTATTATTACCACCACCTGTTTGTAATTCTTGAATAGGCACTTTTGCATTATTAAGATCGCCATCTTGTGTAAATGATCTACCAATAACAGAACCTGTTTGGAAATACATATTCAATGCTTCTTGTGGATTATAATTTGTACCGTTTCCTAAATCCACTTCAGCAATACCGTCCGCATCTAAGAATACTCCGTTTGGAACCATTCTGGAGAGTACTTGCTGTAATTTAAGATGCGTTATTTGAATCATGTCTGCGAACGACGTCATTCTTCCGACTAATGATTCAGGCTTACCTTTATATATTCTAGGCGCCACAATATTATAGCTCATCTGTACTTTTGTAACATCTGACTTAGGTCTTGTCATATTAACAGCTTTACGCCATTTTAATAATTTTTCAATACCCACTATTTTTGACCCCTCATATAATACCTCAATTGATCTATTTACTTTTTGAAATCTAGCTCTACTATCTTTAGGCGGGTTAAATTGATCATCTTTCTTTAATGCTTTTTGATAACCGCTTCCACCCTCTTTTATTTTATAAACTTGATTTTCAAAAGTTTTATATTCAAAATTTAATATATAAACATAATTTTTATCTGCAGCATCTGCAGTGTATGATTTATTATATAATTTTGAATTACCAGAACCGTAATTTTCTAATTCTTCTAAATCCTCGGTGGTTAACTCTGGATATTCTTTTTTAAGTTCAGCTATGGGTGTTTTTCTTATTTCACCTACATAATATATATCATCAAAATATGGTGATTCAGTATAAGAATAAACTAAATCAGCTGGATCAACGTATTGTAACTTAATACCTTCTGCTGTATTAAAACTATTCCTTACAGCCCCAATGCCCAATACTGTAATATCATAATCAACTCTTTTCTTTAATAAATCGTATTTATTTAATTCAAATACATTTGTTAAAGCTTGCTCTTGTGCAATTTCAATTGATTGTTTGTAGTTTAATTGCATATGCAATTGTAATTCTTCATCAGATTGGGGTAAATTATTTTTATCATTTTTAAATGTATTTAAACCCGTATCTTGCTCAACAGCTTCTTTAAAGCTAAATAAACGCATGTCTTCAATAATGCCTTTAACATATTCTGTTCTTTCAGCTGACGCAATATTATCTACTGAATATGCTTTTAAATCATATGTTCTTTCTTGTATACCATTTACAACTATATCAACAAACTTAGGTATAATAGGAACAGGTTTCCAATCTAAGTTTAAATATGATAAATCACCGTTAATTGATAATTCGTTTTTATATTTTTCTACGCTTTGCTCTCCTCTCGCATATAACCTTAATCTATGAAAGTTATCTCTATTTGCAAAGTAACGTGTACTTCCCGAATCTTTTTTAAACCATTCAGACTCTACGGCTTTTGCAACTTGCAATCCGTATGCCTCTCCTGATTTCTCAGCGTCGCTTACCGCTTGGCTTGGGAAGATACCTTTTGTTATTATCTTTGACATCTATATTAATTTTGAATAATTTCCTCTATTATCGTATTTAGCAAAGCTAAAACTAACTTTATTTTTTAATTCTTTTATTTGTTTTGGGGCGTATAAATTTTTGTTACATGCCATAATTGCAAGACCAGAACTAATCGCGGCATCAAACTTTGTTCTTTTATTTATATCAAACTTAGCCCAATCATTTAATGTTTCATTAAAATATAAATCACCATACTCGCCATCTGATTTAATACCTACATATGAATTTATGTAACTTTCAATTGCGGCTGCGTGTGCTTGTTTTATATCTTCACTTGAGTTTGGTATACCACCTATTTCTTTTTCTGCCGCTGATAACTTATTCCAAGTTCTATCTGGTCGGTTCATTGAGTAACCTCTATAGCCTCTTCTTTTTAAATAGTATAGTAATCTTGGTTTATTATTTTCTGCAAGTATTGGCATACCATAAAAATGCAATGCCATAAGTATATCTTCAAAAAATATTTCTGCTGTTTGCGGTCTCGCTATATACTCCAAAAAAAACCGATTTGCTGGCACCTCTTCCATGCTGAACTTAGTGAGCCCGTGAAGCGATCCCTTTGAACCTTTACCATCTGTAGTTCCGGATATATCGTAGCTATCACAGCCAAAAGCACCAACATGCTCGTTTCCTGGGTATTTGCTCCCATTTTTTATTATTACTCTATTTTGTAAATTCTTACCTGGTACCCAACTTACATTAAACCTTCCGTTAGGATTTGGCGTGAATTCTACTTCTGTATCTTTGATCCCGTTTTTCCATTGAAAACTGCCACGAGTGACAAGAGCAGAGTATCTAGCTTCTTCATTAAAATCAATTTGTTCGTAAAGCTTAGCAAGATTAAATATGCTATTTTTAGTTTCATCTCTGAAAGCGTGTTCTTCAGTTCTTGGAAATTGTCTATAAAATTCATTTAAACCGTCTTGATCTCCTTTTAAACCTTCAACTTCATTTTCCCAGTGATCGATAACCCCGACATCAATGTATTCCCGATGGTTGTCTTCAATTGGTTCTTCGGGAGTATTGAATACAGGTATTCCATAAGAATCAATGAATCCCTCGAAGTTCCATTCCATAGGTATGAACAAACTATATAATCCTGAGCGAGTCTGTCCATTACGGTTTCTTTTTGTAACATCTGAGTCATTGTATAATTTTTTAAAGTTCTCGCCACCTTTATCTAATGAGTTACTTGTTGAACCCATCATACATTTACCAATAACTCTACTCCCTAATCTTAACGTGGTTTTCGTGACACGCCAGTTGTTGAGGATGTTCTCGGGCCTCTCCCATTTCCCCGCTTCATCGTGGACCAAGAGCGAAAGCTTTTCACCATCATAGGAGTTATCTCCCGTGTTCTTCCAGTCGATGGTAGTGTCCAATCCCGCGAGTTCCTCGTTCCTTTGATTCGTGAGTATACTTTTCTTTGTAAACTTACTTGCGGGTACACGATAAGCCAATTCTGTCTTAGGCCTATCCATTCCATCCTGTATGGGTTTAAAAAAGAATGGGTAATTAACGGATATTGGAACGACCTTATCTGTAAACATTTTCTTGGCGTCAGAACCAGATTTGGATAATATCCCAAACCTAGAGTCTGAAGAGATGGTAGCTTGGTTAACAGTCTCTGCTGATGCCATGAATGAAAACCCACTCCGTCTATTCTTGAGGTAGCACATTCCATAACATCGAACGTCTGCTTTGCAAGCTTCCCAGAATAAAAAGAATAATCTGTTTGCTTCCCTGAAGTCTGGAGCACCCACGTCGATTTTAGTCCACTGCAGGTACATATAATGAGACCCAGTAATATAAGTAGGGACATCTTTGTTATAGAACCAATAACCTTCATCGCGTTTGGTAAATTCTGTATCAATGTATGCATTCCACTTATTTTTAAATTCATTCGGTAAATCTTTCCAATCGAATATCGTTTTTAACTTTGCAAGTTCTTTTGGATATTCTATTTTACTCCATTTATTATTTTCTTTATCTAAGTTCTTCGGTGCTGGAGGCAATGCTATTTTTAAATTTTGTATGCTATACACATCACCAATCTGTCCAGTCTTGCTGATAACAATCACGTCATGGTCTTTATCGTATCCGTATTTCCACTTTTTTGCTTTATTAAGCCTTTTGATCGTATTGATTTTTATAGGCTCTATAACGCGATATAATGATTGCTCGTACATTACTTAGATCTTCTTTCCGCAAAGCCTTTAAATGACTCAGCTCTTTCTTCTATATTCTTGCCTTCTAATAATGCTTTTTCAATTTCGATTCTATTTAATATCTCAAATGCATCGAATATTGCGAGCTTTTTAGTGGCTGCAGCGTTCTTGAGTCGATCGGCTGAAACATCATCATCAGTTTCAACAATCGGTTCTTTTGCAACTTTAATGAGCTCTTTGACTGCTTCATAGCCAGCTTGGATTATATTCTGTTTCTGTTCCTTGACGTTCATACTTAATCGATATTGAATTAGTTAATACTCTATACATTCTTTCACCATCAACAATGAATTCATATTCACTCATTGGCGTGAAACCAACTAAATCTTCTTTTTGTATATCTTTAAGTTCTTTATCAACATACTTTATAATACCACGCAAAGGCATTTCTTTTTCAATAATATCATTTGATTCAATTGGTTTAACAAAACAATAACCTTTTGGCGCGTGCCATTTACCGTTTCGTTTATATAAAAATATTTGGTCTTTATAAACAAGGTATTGATCTTCTTTATAATAGCTTTTACTATTTCTTTCTTTACCTCGCCCATCAAACCATCTCCTAAATACATTGTGATGTACAATAACTTCGTCACCCACTTGTATTTCAGTTTTTTCTGATTTAGGTAATGATGTCACAATCCCAACACGACTAACATATCGATGATCAGAGATCTCTGTATTTAACAAAAGCTCCTGACCATCAATATATTTTTTGTTATTGTATCTTTCGTTCTTAGGTTTAACTATAAAGTTAAATAAACTGTGCATTAATATTCTAAGTTATATTCAACGGCTATAGCCATATTCTTGTTAAAATCTTTCCACGGTAATACTTCTTTTCCTTTTTTAATAAAAATAGAAAACTTATCAGATTCTTCTACGATGTCACATATTGTATGACCACCATATACTTCTTGGCCTACAGCGTAATGCATAGCGTCATTCTTATAGTCTCTACCTATACTTATTTTACGAACCAGACTCATCTTCTTTGATTGGCTCGTAAGTTCCGTCTTGAATGTTAATTTGTACTTTACCGTACTTTTCTTCAAGCTTGGCTTGGAATTTTTGTAGATCGCTTTGGACTTCACTAGCAGCATGCTGCAGTTGGTGTTTTTGCAATTCTAAGTTTCCAATTTGTGAGGCAGCGTTGTTTAACTTACCTACATACCCTTGCAATTCTTCTAATTGTTCTGGCGTAATTTTGTTTTCTTGGTTTTCCATAATTTTAATTTTTAAATTTAATTTTAATTGATTTGGTTATAATTTATTATCACTTGTTTTACTTGATTTCTAATTATTCTTCTACGTCTGGTATTATGCTAGGTTCAAAAGGCGAATGAAATGTTGTATTAACTGGCGTTTTTTGTAATTCAATTTGTGAATCTAAACTAGCTTTCATACTGTCTACATCTAACCCGTTTTCTAACCAACCAATCACATCAGCCTCTTGTATACTGTCGTATTCCGTAAAGTTGTCTGCATCGTATTCTACGGAATGAGTTCCTATAGATGAAGCCGTATACATACCAGCTTCATGTTCTTCTGAGGCTGAATATCCCCAGTGTATTGTGCTGATAACATTATCTTTGCTATCGTGTGAAATTTTTGCGTCTAACGCATTAATTGTCCATTTGTAAGTTATTGCCATTTGTTTTATTTATTTATTTATTTATGCTAATCTTCTAAGATATATTCTAATGTCTTGGTTATATGAATTTCCTCCAAAACCTTTAACTCTAAGTGTAACATTTACTCCATATGCCACATTAGTAACCTCAGAGCCATCACTTTTTACCATAACCCAAGTAAGGGATTTATTACTACCACCAGAAGGGTATAGGGTTCTAGGTGCGATTTGATCTTGTTGAGACCATAAATGGTAGCCTACTGCGCCATTGTACCCGCCACCTATGCCTACTCTACCATAATAAAAATCAGCATAACCACTCGAACCTCCAGGATTAGGATTTAATCTTATATTATATTCCCACATGCCCGGCCCAGTATAACTTATAGTGTCAACCTGAGATTGTGTAGTGGCAGTGTATACATTGCTAAAAAACTTACCCTCTAAATCCGCTGCTTTTATATTACCATTTACTTCTAATTTTTCCGCTGGGGATGATTCTCCCACGCCTACCCTTCCATTACCTTTTATAGCAAGAGCAGAAGCATTAGCTCCTGTTCTAAAATCTGCTATCGTATAAGAATCTGTTGTTCCGCCTGTTTGTACCCATAAAGCAGCAGTTGTTGCAGTTTGCTGAACTTCTAGTTTACCATTATTAGGCGCAATCGTTCCAATTCCCACGTTGCCTGTGCCTGCAATATTAAATACATCATCAACACTGTGTAGCCCCATTGAAATTCTATTTGACGTAGAACCATCACCTGCATAATGAAAATATACTTGACCCATATTTCTACTATTATCACTTCTTCCAACAGCATACATTATTTCGTCACCCGCATTCATACCTCCGTTTAACAACCTAACTCCTCTTTGAAAAGATCCTGTACCGCTTGCTACTAAATCTACCAATGGATTACTTGATGTATTAGGTCCAGCTACTTTTAATCTGCTTGAAGATGAAGTTGCTCCAATTACTACGTTTCCGCTACCAGTTCCTTCAGTGGTGAATGAAAATCCATTAACACCGCTATATTGTAAATATCCGGCCTGTGCATTATCACCATCCCAATGTATTAATAATCCGTGCTCTATTCTAACAAATCCGTTTGCTTGAAATACTGCTGAACTACCGGCACTTAATGCCTCACCTAATTGTAACTTAGCAACAGTTGCTATAGATGACGGCGCACCTATAGTTACGGTACCTCCACTTGCGATACTCATTCTTTCCACAAGGGGAACAGTAGCATCAGCTGTTCCAGAAGGAGCAT